CTGGTGAGCACAGCACATGGGTTCCGGTGGAGAACTCGCCGTTGAGCCCGTCCTCCATCAGACTGAGCAGTTCCAGACAGGACTCCTTGAGGTTGCCTTCGTCTTCCTTGATAGAAAACTCGAAGGAAACCGATTGCGCCGTGATCTTGAATTCGTCGAACAGGTTGATCAGTTCGCTGCCGTCGGCATCCAGGATCTTTCCTTTGAGCGCGCCCATGCGCAGATGCTCCAGCGTGATTGCATGCTTGTTGCGCATCGTTTCCAGATGCCGGGCCATGACGCCGCCGATGGCTTCCATTTCGGTTTCCGAGCCGAACGCGCGCAGGCCCTGGACCTCCTCGGGCAGCACCACGTCGTCGTGCGGGATGTGCGGAACGACGAAGGAGCGGAGGTTGCGCTTACCACGCTCGCCGACCGTTCCGGGCGAACCGGGCGCGCGAGTCGGCAGCAGGTTCAGGCGACCGGCATACTCTTCGACGATGATCTGCCGCGTGCGCACGGGCCGGGCGGGAAACAGATTCAACGACTCCAGCCGACCGTAACGATTAGGAATGAGGTTGATGGCCGCCGTCAGGCTCGCCATCGAAAAGCCGGGGTTTTCAAAGGGGTTTTGCATTTGGGATCTCCAAAAATGACGAAACCCGCTGGGTAAGCGGGTTTTGCGGAAAAGCGAGTGGGAGTGTTAGGACAACGATCAGGCGCTATCGCGTACCAGAATGCCCAGGGCCGCCAGTTGGCTGATGGCCGCTGCCTGCTGGGGTGCCGTGATGTCGGTGGGCCAAACCACGGCGCTGCGTGCAACGATGGCGTGACGGGCGATCAGGATGGCGTCGGGTCGATCGGCCAGCGTGGCATCGATGTCGTTGCCGAGTACGCCCGCGGCAGCTTCGGTACCGTCGGTCGCAGCCGGATCGAGAGCCTTGAGTTTCGCGGTCGCCGTTTCTCGGCCAACTACCGTTCCCAGAGGCAGGTTTTGCGTTGCGGCGACGATGCCTTGCTCGCGCGAGTACAGGTTGGGGGCTTCGTATTTCAGCAGGTCACCGAGATTGTTCGGTTGCGTGAGAGCGGGCATGGCTTACTCCTTGGTGGTAAGTTTCTTGACGGCGGCGACCACCGGGCTGTCTTCCGGGCGCCGGTGGGTGCCGGTGTCGGCGGTGATGCGCGAAGTGATCTCCGGCTGGTCGGCCCGTGCGTCGAGGAGCGCGCGGCGGACTTGTGCTTCGCTGGCCCCGGACGCCAGGAATTCGGCGGTACGCTGTGACTGGCCGGCGATCAAACACAACTCGGCGATGGCCTGGGCTTCGATGCGCCCGTTGGTGGCTGGCGCTGTGCGTTGCGAACTGGCGGCGGCTTCGGATTGAGGCGCGTCATCCGTGTGCGGAGGATCCTCACTCGGTGCTGCGTCACTCGGTGCATCAGTCTGTTCACCGACAGGTTCGAGGTGTTCAATCTTTTCGTGGTCGTTCATGGAATTCTCCAAGTTGGAGTGGACAGAAGGAGTTGCGTGGGAGCGCGTTGCTTGCGCGGAAGCCAACCGACGCTTGGCAGCCAGCGCGTCGGCGAACTCGGAGAGCACCTGATCGAACGGCATTACGGCATCGGCGAGCCCTGCGGCCACGGCGTGCTCACCGAAATACACGCCCGCCTCCGTAGCACGCACGTCATCCCGATCGAGGCCGCGCATGGTGGCTACTTGCGACGTGAAGATCGTGTAGAGCCGGTCGACTTCCGTCTGTAGGGCCGTGGTGGCCTGCGGCGTCAGCGCTTCGTGCGGCGAGAAATCGTTCTTGTGGCCACCTGCAAAGATGGCGGTGTAGTTCAGCCCGTCCTTGGCGTCTTTGACCGATTGATCGACGTGCAGCGCGATCACGCCGATGGAGCCGACGCTGGCGGTCTGCGACAGCGTCAGGCGCTCGCTCGCCGCAGCGATGGCATACGCCGCGGAATACGCCGCATCGTTGGCATGTGCCCAGACCGGCTTGATCCGGCTGGCGGCGCGAATGCGCGCGGCGAGTTCGAACACGCCACCCGCTTCACCCCCGGGCGAATCCATGTCGAGTAGGATGCCGGCGACCTGTGGATCGGCCAGCGCAGCGTCCAGACGCGCACCGATCTCGTCGTAAGACATCAAACCCGACGCCGCATCGATACCCATCACCCGTTTGACCAAGGTGCCAACCACTGGAATCACGGCGATACCCGTCGGCGATGACGCATGCGCTGTTTTCGGCGTTGGCATCGGGAGTGCCAACTCCATCTCGGGCAGACCGATTCGGTTTCCGAGCACAGACAGGATCACGTCGAGTTTCGGACGGGCAATGAGAAGCGGCGTCCCGATGATGCGGGACGCCAGATGAACAAGGGGCATATCAGTTGTCCTGGTTGTCTGGCTGCGCGAACCCCGTGACCGGGGCGGCTGCGTTAAGCGGTGATTTGTCGTGGCGCGGGTCGGAGTCGAAGACCAGACCGAGTTCATCCGCACGCTGGTTGTCGGCCGCGATCTCGCGATCGATATCCTCGGCGTCGTAACCGAAGGCCGAAATCGCTTCAGAGCGCGACTGCAGGCCGGCACGGATCGCAGTGACCATCGCGTTGAATTCTTTCTGCGGATCGACCCACTGCCAGCCTTGCGGAATCCACTTGGCCGACAGGTACTCACGGCGACGGCGGCTGAAACCGGGCAGCGCCAGTGCACTTTCCAGCACGGCTTGTTCCATCCAGGCACGCCAGATCGGGCGGCACAACTGGTGGACGATCACGCCATGCTGGAGTGCTTCGCAACGGCGGCGAAATTCCAGCAAGCCCGCACGGATCGACGAGTAGTTCACCTGCGTCAGATCCCCGGTCAGCATCTCGTAGGTGATGCCCATTGCTGCCGCGACCGCCCGGAACTGCATGCGCAGAAATTCGGCGTAGCTGGCGCCGACGTCGGCGGGCTGACTGAACTTCACGTCTTCCCCGGGCTCGAGGATCTGCATCGTGCCCGGCTCCAGTCCGGCCAATGCCGCACCGCTGGCATCCGGCAACCCTTCACCCATCAGATTGTCCTCAGGCGAAAGGCGCGTGATGAAACCTGCGAACATCGCCGCGGTCTTCTTGCGCACAAGTTCGGCGTCGTCGTACTGGTCGAGTTCGTTGAGTTTGACCAAGGCGCGGGCGAGCCACGGTTCACCGCGAATCTGTCCCGGACGAAGCGGACGAAACAGATGGATGATTTCGTTGGCCGGCACCCGCACCGTGTCAATGCCGCCGATACCGGACATTGGTGCCAAGGAACCGTCGCCAGGATGCGAACGGTAGAGGTGGTACGCCACACGCCGTCCGAGTTTGTCGAATTCAATGCCCGCACGGATCACGTTTCCCGAGGCCAATTCCTGGTTCAGCGTGGCTGGGAGGTGTTCGGGTTCGAGCAATTGCAGTTGCAGTCCCACCGGCAGACCATCTTCCGGGCGGCGGTAGCGCAGCCGCACGAGGCATTCCCCACCTTCGAGCATGGCGCGACACGCCAGAGCCTGTAGTCCGTAGAAATCAGTGAGTCCTGCGGCATCGGCTGCCTCACACCAAACCCACCACAGGCTGTGAATGGCTTCGCGTAGAGGCTGATCGTCCAGCATGCTCTGCGGCTTGATGCCGGTCCCAATCGCGTTCGACACGAAGGCTTCCACACCCGCTGCCGCCCAGGCATTGCGCCGCACCAGATCGCGGCTCTTGGCGCGCAGTTCGTTCTGGGTGTACGCCAGTGCGGCGACTGCGCCGGGATTGCCGACTTGCCAGGTGAGTGCGCGCCGACCGCCGCCGACGCCATCGTAGATCGGTGATGGATGACCGAAGAGCCTGCGCCGAATTTTGGAGAACCATTTCATCAGGTCGCCTTCCGGGTGTCGATGCGGATCTGGCGCGTAATCGGCATGCCTGACGCACGGGCCATTTCATCCTCCACGGTACGAATCGCCGCCTGCAGTTCTTCGATCGATCGGTATTCGATCGTCTTGTCGCCAAAGCTCACACGGCGCTCGCCCGTGGCCAGCGCGCGTTTGAGTGTCTCGAGTTGATCGATGGTGTAGGTCATCAGGTCCTCATTGGCCGATCTATCGCGTTAACCAGCGGCTTTTGATCACGCGCCGACCAGTGTTGCGGTTGCCAGAAACAGCGAGGCCACTGCCGAATTTGTCTCGGGAAGTGGCCTCGTCTGGGTTGTGGGCTTGAATCGAAGGCGGCTCATCTGGCGGCTGTCCCATCCCGAGTTGTCGCTCCAGTTCCTGCCAGTGGCGTTCCTCGAAACGATCCAGTCCTGCCGCCGATGCTGCGGCGCGGGCGTAGACGTAACAGTCCAGCGCCTCGTTGCGCTCGCGCATCTTTTGCCACTCGCGCACTGGGAAGCCGTTGCGGTCGCGGCGGGTGATCAATTGCTCCGCGCAGAGTTGCTGGATAAACTCGGCGTCGATCTTGGGCAGGTGGACAAACCCGGCCGGAAACACCGGGGTCAATCCGTCCTCGCCAACATCGGCGCTTTTGCGCAGGTTGTTGTAGAACTCCAGCTTGGCGATGCCCCCTGCGACCGAGAACACCTTGATGCCCCGGCGCAGTTTCTTGCCGCCCTGCGTGATATCCACGGCCGTGGGCGTACCGATCAGCGCGGCGCCACGTGCCACGCCCTTGACCGCCATCACCCGGCTGTCGCGGCAGGCGCGCACAAAGGCATAGGACTCCTGCGTGGCAAAGCCGGTATCGAGTGCAAAGCGGGCCAGCGGCATCGCCGCACCCGAGGTGTGCGTCCACGATTCGGACAGCATTTCAGCGAGGCGTTTCCAAACCGTGTCGCGTGCGGTGTCGCCCATGAGTACGCGGTGCTCGACCAGCCACGATTCCTTGCCACGCCCGAAGGCCCAGACGGACACCTCGATACGATCCTTCTGCACGTCGGCGCCGCCGACCAGCAACAGACCACCTGCTGGCACGCTGCCGATGCGGTAATCCTCGCGACGCTCGACGAGGCGCTGCCAGTCTGGCGCTTCGCCTTCCTCGACCCAGGTTTCACCGAGTTCGGTGTTCTTGAAGGTCTTGATGGCCGCCGCCGAGCCGGACTCCTTATTGACGGCGGCTTCCCATGCGGCGGCAATCTCGCGCCACGAACGCCAGCCCACCGGGCTGTACAGCGACGACAGGTGAAAACCTGCCGATTTTCCATCGGCCATCGCGCGCCACTCACCGTGCTCCAGCATCCACGTCTTGTGGTGTTCGGCAATTGCCGTGTCGCACGACTCGCAGATGTAGGCGGCCGTTTCCGGCGATCCCTTGTCCCAACGCAACTGCTCGAAGCGCAGCCATTGCCGATGCCCACAGTGAGGGCACGGCACATAATAGCGGCGCTGGTCGCTGGCTTCATACTCGCGCTCGATGGCACTGGCGCCCGAGATCGTCGGGGTTGAAACGATCAAGATCTTGCGCCGCGTAAACGTGCGCGTACGTGCCTCGGCCAGCGAGATCGCATCGCCTTCGCCCTCGACGTCGAGCGGATAACCATCCACCTCATCGAGGAACAGATACCGCACCGGCATCGAACGTAAGCCCACTGCGCTGTTGGCCCCGGTCATCACCAGCACGCCGCCGCGAAATTCTTTCGCCAGGATGGTATTGCCGGCGTCACGACTGCGGGCCGGCGCGATCAAGTCGGCCAATACCGGCGACTCCTCGATCAATGGATCGATGCGCTGCTTGGAGTTGCGCTTGGCCATCTCCACTGTCGGCGAGACCGCCATCATCGGACCGGGGGCGTGGTGAATCACGTAGCCGATCCAGTTGTTGCCCATCTCGGTCGCACCGAGTTGCGCCGCCTTCATGAACACCACGCGCTCGACCGGCGAGGTCGGCGACAGGCAATCCATGATGGCTTTCAGATACGGCGTGCGGCTGGTGCGCCAGCGTCCCGGCTCGGCCGAGGCCTTACTGGAAAGCATCCGGTGGCGATCCGACCATTCGGATACGGTGAGCAGCGGATCGGGCGTGAGTCCTTCACGCCACGCGCGTTCGATCTCGGCGGCGCCTTCGTAGTTTTCCATCCCTAATCCACACGTGGAAGCAATTCGCCCAGTTCGATCAGGTGCTCACGCACGGCGGCCTCCAGGGTCACGTGCATCGTGTGCGGATCGACCCCGAGCGTTGACGCCATCTGCCCGGACACGCGGGCGGGCCAGTTCAACCATGCATCACGCTCGACCCGGGCCAGCTTGAACACGTGCGCCACGGCCTGCGCCCGATCCACCAGTTCTTTCTTACGGTGCGCCAGTTCCAGGTTGTTGAGCTTGGCCTTAAGCACTTCGTTAACCGTGCGCGCCTGCAGCAGCGAGGTACCGCCCGTCGACATGGGCGGCGCTGCTACATCCGGCGTTTCACGCGGTGGCGTCGCCGTTACTGCGCGTTCAGTACGCGCCTTCGTTACCGCTTCTTTCACAGGCGCGGCGGCCTTGCGTGTCTGCAGCGTGTTTTGCGCCCACTGCGCGTCCGCTGCATCCGGATCAATCGTGCCGTCAGGCAGCGGCGTGATCCGCCCGGTGTCGATGGCTTTCTTCACAGCCACGTGCGACACGCCTCGGTGGCGCGCGTAGGCGCGAATCGAGAGTCCCATCGTCACCTTCAATCATTTGTTCGTCATTCGCGCAGATTGAGCTTGGCTTCCATCGGGAACAGCGCGTTCATCACATCACCCGATCAAACACACCAAGGAGAAGCAAATGACCACGACTCAACTGACCCCGGCCCAGCACACGATCCTGGCCTACGCCATCGAACACACCGACGGCAAGATCGACTGGTTCCCCGACAACATCAAAGGCGGCGCGCGCAAAAAGGTGCTCGACGGCCTGTTCAATCGCGCGCTGATCACGACCAACGGCACCGACTGGTTCGTGGCCGCAGAGGGCTACGATGCGCTTGGGGTTGCACGCCCTGCGCCGACGTCTGCGTCACTGGACGCACCGGAGGTCGCTGCCGCGCCCTTGGTCGCTGATCCAGCACTGGAGGCCGACGTGGCCGCGTGTGAGGCCGGGTGGGCCAAGGTGACCAAACCGCGCACCCGCGAGAACAGCAAGCAGGCCGAAGTGATCCGGATGCTGCGACGCCCCGAGGGGGCGACCATCGACCAGATCTGCCAGATCACCGGCTGGCAAGCACATACGGTACGCGGCACCTTCGCCGGCGCCTTCAAGAAAAAGCTTGGCCTGACCATCACGTCCAACAAGCCGCAGGGCGGCGAGCGGGTCTACCGCATCGCCTGATAAAGATGGCGAGAGCAGACATGAATAGCTTGGCTTCTCTCGCCATCAGCGCGTTACTACGGGTGTCGCAACAATCAACGAACGGAGCCCAGCATGAAACCCGCCCGCGCCATCCTCACGCACAGCAACTACGATGCCGACGACTACGCTTACCTGACTGCCAAGGGCTGGAGCAATGACGAAATCCTGGCGCGTTGGAGCGAGGAAGCCGCGCGGGGGAACGGTCCCTGCCGGTGGGAAGGCGAAACGGCCCGCGCGAAGCTGGCCGCTGTCACCCATCGCCATTGATCGAAGACGTCGCCGAGAATCGCGTGGCCTGCTTGCCGGTGAAGTCTTCCCATCGGCGCACGATCACGTCCACGTACTTCGGATCGAGTTCGATCAGCCGCGCGACGCGACCTGACTTCTCCGCCGCAATCAGCGTTGTGCCGGAACCTCCGAACGGATCGAGCACCACGTTACCGGGGCGACTCGAATTGCGGATCGCCCGCTCGACCAGTTCCACCGGCTTCATCGTCGGGTGCAGATCGTTTTTCTGCGGCTTCTTGATAGCCCACACATCGCCCTGGTCGCGGTCACCGCACCAGTGGCGCTGCGCCCCCTCGGGCCATCCGTACAGGATCGGTTCGTACTGGCGCTGGTAATCAGCACGGCCGAGCGTGAAGGTGTTCTTGGCCCAGATGATGAAGGTCGACCACTTGCCACCGGCGGCGCGGAAGGCTGCCTGCAGCACATCCAGTTCGCTGGATGACATTGCCACGTAGATCCCACCACGGCAGTTCGCCACGGTGGGCGTCAGCGCCGCCAGCAGGAAGTCGTAGAAGCCATCGCCCAAGTTGTCGTTGAGGATCGCGCGATCCTTGCCGCGCATCTTGTCCTTGGCGCTGTTGGCGTAGTTCACGTTGTACGGCGGGTCGGTGAAAACCATGTCCGTCATTTCGCCCTGCATCAGCCGGTCGTAGCTTTCGGCCACGGTCGAGTCGCCGCACAGCAGTCGATGCGGGCCGATGATCCAGACGTCGCCCGGGCGGGAGATTGGTGTTTCACTAACCTCGGGCACGTCGTCTTCGTCAGTCTGCCCCTCGTTGTCCGGCTCGTCGCCCGCCAGCAGTTCGGCCAATGCGTCGACGTCGAACCCGGTGATATCCAGGTCGAAGCCCTCGCTCTGAAGGGATTCCAACTCAATGCGCAGCATCGCGTCATCCCAGCCTGCATTCTCGGCGATGCGGTTGTCGGCGATGACCAGGGCGCGGCGCTGGGTCGGGCTCAGGTGATCGAGCACCACCACCGGCACCATCGCCAATCCGAGTTTCTGCGCTGCAGCCAACCGACCATGCCCGGCTACGATGATGCCGTCACTGCCTGCGAGGATGGGATTGGTAAATCCAAACTCGGCAATCGATGCGGCGATCTGCGCCACCTGATCCTCCGAGTGCGTCCGCGCGTTGCGGGCATAGGGCAGCAGTTTGGCGGTCGGCCACTGTTCGATCTTGTCGGCCAGCCAGTTCATGTCGCCACCTTGTCTTCTGATTCGCGCATCGCGGCGACCTGCTCGAAGGACTGACCGGTGGCGATCAAGGTGATCGGCACGCCGGGATGGTTTTGCTGGAAGCGCTTGATGGCTACGTCAACGTACTCCGGTGCAATCTCAACACAGCGACAGATCCGACCCGTGCGCTGGGCGGCCAGCATCGTCGTGCCGCTGCCGCCGAAGGGTTCGAACACGATGTCACCTGATTCGGTGTAGGCCTCGATAGCGAACTCCGGCAGCGCGACCGGGAATACGGCCGGGTGGTCGATGTCCTGGCCGATCTTGCCCTTGTGGCGCATCACGCGGATCACACTATCAGGGATGCGGGAGTCCTGCGTCGGCTGGCCCTTGTGCGTCCAGCCGCCCACCTCGCCATCCTTGCCGCGCATCGCCGTGGAGGAACCGTCAGCACGTAGGTGCGATTCCTGCCCGGCGTGCTTGC